AAAGAATATTTGGCTTCAAGCATAAAGGTATGAGAGATACTCTAAACGGAACTGAAGATGGGTTTGATAAATGGATTTAATTCAAACACCTATAGAAACATATTCACTTAAAGGCATTGATGTAGATGTTAAACGAGATGATTTAGTTGGTGATGGTGATATCTTTCCACGATGGTCAAAGATAGAGGGTATTAGACGAATCATGGAAAGTGATTACATTGATAAATCAAAACCACTAACACACTTATCTGTTTATGGTAGTTGGACAGGTTGGGTTCTATCGCGTTTGTGTCAAGAGTATGGTATAGAATTTATTTCTGCATATCCTAATACAGAAAAGTTTCCAAAAGTATTATTAGAAAGAGTTGAGGGTAATGGTGGTAAGTTACATCCTATGAGACCAAACATGATGGCATTCATGCAGAACAAACTAAATACACAAGCAAAAGAGAATGGTTGGCAACAATTACCTTATGCGTTTAATCATCCTACATACATTAGTTATATGGGTGAGAGAATGAAAGAAGTTTTAAAAGAAAAAGAATATGATAATCTTGTAGTGAGTATCGGAAGTGGTGTAACTGCAAGTGGATTGATAAAAGAATTTTTAGAGTATGGTGATGATTGGTGGAAGTTAGATTCAGAATCAAGAAAAGTATACTCTATTACGATGAGTGCATTCTCATCAACAAAAAAGATTTTAAATGAGAATCATGCTGGTGATTTAAAAAATGTTATACTTGATAAATCACCTTATGAGTTTGATGATATGATGGATGATTACGAAGTACCATTTGATTGTAATGAATTTTGGGACAAGAAACAATGGTATTGGTTAGAACAGAATATTGAAACACTAAAGGGTAAAACACTCTTTTGGAATATAGGTGGTTCGTATTTAAAATCAATAGGAAAAAAATAAAAATAATCCTTGACTTGTATGGCGATTTGGCCTTATATTAACACTAAATAAATTGGAGATTTACAAACAAGATGAAACAATTAACACCTGAACAAATACAAGAAAATTATCTGAAATTAAGAGAGATAGTTAATAACACATTTGAGGGTGAACGATTAGAGAAACTAAATAAGATGTATGATTACTTCGAAGATAGAATGTCAGTCGCTCCCGCAAGTGCAAAAGAACATTACCACAACGCAATGGTTGGTGGTTATGTTGACCACATTCTAAACATCGTTGAGTTCTCTCAACAAGTTAGAGATATATGGGAACAAAATGGAGCAGAAATTAATTTCACTAATGAGGAATTAGTATTCGCAGCTCTACATCACGATTTAGGAAAGGTTGGTGATATGGAACATGATTACTATGTTATCAACGAATCCGAATGGCATCGTAAAAATCAAGGTAAGATATATAATCATAATCCAGAGTTACCATTCATGACTGTAACAGATAGGGCATTATTTATTTTACAACACTTCCAAATTCCAATGACATTTAACGAGTATGTTGGATTAAGATTAACTGATGGTTTGTATGAAGATGCAAACGAGAAGTATCTAAAAACTTTCTTACCAGAGACTGGATTAAGAAGTCATATTGCTCGTATTCTACACCAAGCAGATGTTATGGCAACTTTCATTGAGGGTGATGAATGGACACGAGGAGATGTAAAGGCAAAAGAAAAAGTTGCTAAATCAGTAGGTAATATTAAAAAAGCTGTTAAGACAGAAGTAGAAACTAAACTCACAGGTGATTCACCAAAGGATTTATTTGATGAGTTGTTTGGAGATAAAAAATGATAGAAATACTATTAGGAGTAACAACAATTCTAACTCTAACACTTAGTTGGACGACATACAATCAATTTCAAAAAGTTGAGAGATTAGAGGACTGGATTGAAAACTATTCCGCTAGATTAATTCAAACTAAGAATGTACTCGATGAATTAGATTCAGAGGGTAAGTTTGAATCCGATGATGAAATCGGAGTTGTATTTCAAGGAATACAACAAGCAGTAAATGACTTAACCACCATAACCGAAGAGGATATATAATGCCAAGAAAAGCCAAAAAAGGTTCACCGAGATATTATTTTAATCAAGATACTGAGAATGCAATCATCAGATTGAATAATGAAACCCGACCACATATGAAAGAACGAATATATAATGAACATATTCGTACTGCTTTCGAAAAGTTGGCTGAGAATATTATTCACACATTTAAGTTTTATTACTTTGATGTTCCAAGTGAAGATGTTAAACATGAAGTTGTATCTTTCTTATATATGAACATACATAAGTTCACAGAGGGTAAGGGTAAGGCATTCTCTTACTTTAGTATTGTTGCTAAGAACTATTTGATTCTACATAACAACAATAATTACAAACGAATGAAACAACATGATGGTGAAGATGTTATGGATTATAAACGAGACCCAATTACAGAACTTCGTAGTAAAGAGGCTCGTACAATGAAGATGGAATACATTGAACAATTGGCAGAGTATTGGAGACACAATCTATCCACAGTCTTTAAACGAAAGAAAGATTTAGATGTTGCAAATGCTGTTGTTGAGTTGATTGATATGAGAGAAAATATTGATAACTTTAACAAGAAAGCGTTGTACATTTTGATTCGTGAGATGACTGGTAGTAATACTCAACATATCACTCGTGTTATAAATGTTATGAGAAAACATCACGATAAGTTACAACAAACTTATCTATCTACTGGCTCTGTTGAAACAAAACAGACCGGCTCATGGTTCAATTAAAACTCTACACACAAGATTGGGATTATCGGAAAAACAAT